TTATGCCCACTTTTTGCCCACACCCAGATTCGCCACACGCTCGTCCAGGCGGTCTGCGACAGCGTCCAGATCGTCGTCGAACAGGTCCGCGTACACATCCAGCGTCATCGCCGCCGACGCGTGACCGAGCATCCGCTGAACCGCCTTCACGTTCGCCCCCGAGGCGATCGCCAGCGACGCCGCAGTGTGCCGCAGATCGTGCGCTGTGACCCGAGGGAACCGCGGCGTGACAGGCTCGTCACCCTCGAGCTTCCGGGCCTCGTCAGCTGCTCGCTGGCACCGCTCCACCGCACCGGACAGCCACGAGTCGTGCGCCGACGGCGGGCCCTGATGCTTCCCGCCGCGCCCCGGCCACAGCAGGTCGGTGGTCTCCTTGCCCTCGCAGGTGCGTGCCAGCTCCTCGATGAGGAACCGCGGGATCGGCACCGTGCGGTTTTTGTGGCTCTTGAGAGTGCCGACGACCATCTCGGATCCGACCTGCACGGCGTTCTCGTGGAGCAGGATGCGCCGGCGTAGGAAGTCGATGTCCGCGACGCGCAGCCCGGCGGCCTCACCCCAGCGCAGTCCAAGATAGGACAGCAACAGCACGAGGGACCGGTACCGTCCGGCTTCGGCGGCGAGCTGGTGCACCTGGGCGTCGGTCAGGTAGGTGTTCTTCTTGCGCACCTTGCGGGGCAACTTGATCTTCGCGGCCGGGTTCGCCGCGATCAGCCGGTCCCGGACGGCGTCCTCAAGGATCCGGTTGAGCACCGAGTGTGCGGTCTGGACGACGGTGGCTTTCCGGTCGACGGCGATCTCGGCGATCCACGAGTGCACCGCGCTGTATCGGATGGCGTTGACCGGAGTGTTGCCCCACCGTGGTTCGACGTGCACACGCCACGCCGAGTCGAGGGATCGATGCGCGGATGGCTTCATGTGCGTCTTCTGGCGGGCGAGCCAATCGGGCCCGAGCTCGCCGACGGTGACCCGGCCGGCGGACTGTGCGACGTAGCTGCCTTGCAGTTTGTCGACCTCGACAGTGGCGGCGTATGCCTCGGCGGCCTTCTTGGTGAGAAAGCCGCGCTTGTCGGTCTGCCGCCCTTCCGGGGTGCGATAGCGGACGCGGTACCGCTTGCCCTTCGCGGTGTCGTACGACTTCACGGTGGCCATGAAACCTCGCTGGGCTTGTAGTTGATGAACAACACGGATCGTGTACTGCTGTGCAGGATTGTGCTTGAATGTCCTAAATCGAACATATGATCGAACACAGGGTGGTGTTGAGATGATGTCGGTACTGCACGAAGCAACGGTTGTTGCTGACCGGATATCGATCGACCAGGTCGCTGACCTCATCAAGCGACCCCCTCGGCATGTGAAGCGGTTGATCCTGGGGGAGCGTAAGTTCACTACGGCTGAAGTCGTAGTGATCGCTCGCGCGCTCGGTGAGGATTGGCGCCCGCTACTTCGGGAAGTCGTCCGCCCGCGTCACTGCTCGCTCAACTAGCGCCACGATCGACTCATTCAGCGCCCCGCAGATTGCTGCCATTTGGCTGACATCTGCGGGGCGCTCGCCGTTCTCGATGCGTTGCACGGTCTTTGGGCTAAGTCCGGACGCCTCTGCCAGTGCCGCTCGGCTCAGCTTGCGCCGGGCGCGAGCGACGCGAATCTCGTCGCCGATCATTGCATTCAGATTGTCTATATCCATAGGTCACATTAGACCACATTTTGGACCGGAGTGATGCAATTCAGGCCCAATCTGACCAAATCGGCGAATGGCATCCTTGACATTTGGACCATACGGTCCTTAATCTAGTCCGCATGGTCCAAATCGACACACTCACAGCCGAGGCCGTGCGAACCGCCTACAAAGGCGCCGGCGCGACCATCGCCTCACTGTCAGAGGATACGGGCATCCCATTCACAACACTCAAGCGCCGGCTGAACGGAAGTTCCTCGTTTCGCCTTGCCGAGCTCGTGTGCATCGCCCGGGTTCTCGACGTCAAGCTCGGTGATCTCATCCCTGAGAAGTGCCTCGCGGCGAAGCTCGTTGCATGAGCGCCCCGCCGTCGCCGTACCTCACGGTCAAAGAGGCCGCAGAATACGCGCGGGTGGGTGTCCACACCATCTATAACGCGCTGCGTGCTCGCGATCTGGAAGGGCATCAGATCAACGGCAAGCCCACCAATCCGTGGCTGACCACCACCCAGGCTCTCGATCGATGGATCCGCGGCGAAAAGCCGGCATCCAAATCGGGCAGAAAGCTCCGCACCGCATAGCGGACTCAACTCCTCAGCTTCACCTCCAACCGTGCTGCAAGCCCGGGCGATGGTGCATGCCCTTTGACAACTTCACAGTGCAACATTTTGGCCTGGCGAGCGCGCCAGTGGATACACCTGCCCACGGGTTGAAAGGTGCACACCCGCAGCAACATTCGACACTGCGGAGGTAACGCGGCGACCGATGCCGCCAGGCCCCACACGAAAGAGGCCGTCAGATGCGGACACATCTGACGGCCATGGCAAGAAAGGACAACCAATGCCAGATCCAAAAATACCGGACGACCCGGACATCCCCCAACGCAACCTATCGTTCTCCGAGGTCGCTGATCGGCGACTGGATTTCGTGGACACGCTCTTTGCCGAGCAGGGTTTCCCACACCACCCGTTCAAGAATCGTCGCGGCCCTGCCGATGGGGAAGTGCCCGTATCGGCCGGCAGCCGCGTGCCGTTCCGCAGCGCGGAGCTGGTGCTGCTCGCGCAGGAACTGATCTCGCGCTTCAGGCAGCTCGAACGCGAGGTAACCACCAGCGGGTACCGAATCGACCCGCCGATGCGCCTCTTCCCCGTCTACCGTGACGGTGGCGTTCACCCCGATGGCTTCGTCCTGGCCCCGGTTGGTCAGGATGTAGCGCCCAGGCTCTTTCCATGCACCTACCCAGCGGACATCGTTGATTTCGGTCTCACGTGCTTCCGCACGCATGGAGATCGTGTTCGCTTCTTCAGCGAGTTGACGCGCATCTACAGCGATGCGGTTCGCCTCTCGGGCGAGATTGTTGGCGTCCGAACTCAGTTGATGTCCACTCTCAGCAAAATCGCGGGCGTCTTGAGCAATCTTGTTTGCGCGTCGCGACTGGACGAAGCCGGAAACCCCGAACCCAAGTCCAGCGCCTCCACCCAGGAGCCCTCCAATAGCTCCGATCCAGGCGAGCACATCGGACATACGGCATCAACTCCCACTGGCAGCGTTGCTGCCTCCAATTCGGCACCGGCGGCGGGCAGTCCCGCCAAGAACGCACCCGCCGCCGGTGGCCTCCAGGCCCAGGAAAGGCCAGAAGCATGAACCATGCTATTTCCCCCATTTCGGATGGTGCAGAGTCCCCGTTCGACGCCATCCGTCAGACCCGACCAGACGGCTCGGAGTTCTGGTCGGCCCGCGACCTCGCCCCGGTGATGGGCTACTCCGCGTGGCGGAACTTCATGGTTCCGATCGAGCGGGCAATGAAGGCCGCAGAGAACCAAGGGCACGACGTGTCCAGCAATTTCGCGGGATCCCGCAAGATCTCCGCAACGAAGCCTGCCGAGGACTTCGAGCTCTCCCGCTTTGCTGCGTACCTCGTTGCGATGAACGGCGACCCGAACAAGCCTGAGGTTGCCGCGGCGCAGGCGTACTTCGCAATCCAGACCCGCGTCGCCGAAACCCAGACGCCGGCACCGTTCGCGCTTCCGCAGTCGATGAGTGAAGCACTACGTATGGCTGCTGACGAGTACGACCGCGCTGAACTCGAGGCGTCCAAGCGTCGCCAGCTCGAAGCGAAGGTTGAGCATGACGCCCCGATGGTCGCCAAGGCCGAGGCGCACTCGGCGTCGACGACGTCGATCAATCGGCAGGACTTCGCCCGTGAGGTGCAGACCTGGGGCAAGAAGATTCACGGCATCTGGATTCTCCAGAAGCATGTGATGGCGTTCCTTGCGCACAAGGGCATGACGGTGCGCGGCGATCGCTCCGACGCCGGGCAGGCCACCGCCACCGCGATCCGCAACGGCTGGGCGGAGAACTCGAAGTACACCGACGAGACGACCGGTCGATCCTTCGTCACCACACGGTTGTTGCCGAAGGGGCAGGACATCGCGTGGAAGTGGATCACCTCCTATGTCGAGGCGAACGGCACGCTCGAGCTTCCGCGACAGATCCACGGCGGTGATGCAGCGTGACCGACTACCTGTACCGCGTCGTCATCACCTCGATGCCCGAAGGAAGCACCTTCGACATCGAACTGCCCGGCGGCGAGATCGTCACCGAACTCACCCCCGGGTGGGCGCCGGCCGGATGGAAGCCCGAAGGCAACTACGTCGAGATGCTCGGCACCACCGACTTCGTGTGGCCCACAACCCGCAAGACGTACAAGTCCCGGTCGACTGCGAATAAGCGCGCAGATCTGTTGCGCCGCTATGGCGCCGAGTGCGTCATCCAGCGATCGTCCCGAATCACCTGGCCCGAGATCGAGGAGTCCGAGGCATGACCATCAACCAATTCGAGCCTGTCACCTACTACGCCTTGCCGATCCCGTCGGTCGACGTCGATGGCTTGATCATCGCGACCGGGCTGGGGGAGACCGAGGACGGCGATGACGTCGTGACGCTCGCGATTGCGGCGGGCCCGACGAACTTCGAGATCAACCTGTCGCCGGAAGACGCCAAGCAGCTCGCCGAGGACCTCCTTGCGAACACTGCTGTGGACGAGGGCGGTGCAGCATGACCGCCACCTGCCTCCGCCTCGACGGCTGCGAGCGTGTCGACCTGGTCGAGTTCTACATCAGCTCCTCCGGCGAGCATCTCGCCCTCGTCGAAGCCGACTACCACGACGGATTCGGCCCGATCCAAATCGCTGTCACAACAGACCGTTTGGTGGTGAACGCATGACCCTCAAGAAACCGTTGACTGTCGCCGAAGTGATGGCCGTGTCGGGCCGCGGTGAGGTTCGTGTGCGCAATGTTGCGAACTCGGGTGCCCTCAAGCATCTGCCGAGGCAGCCGCACTGCCGGTTCTTCTTCACTGAAGAGGCGGTCGCCGACTGGATCGCTGCCGGCTCCCCGGAAATGCCGGCGCCGCAGCGGCGGGGGAGGCGAGCCGCATGAGTGCCTCTGTCGGAGAACCGATCATCCAGATCGACGGCCGCAGCTACACGTTCCCGCAGCTGGTCGCTCGGATCCGAGAGTTGTCGCCGGAGTGCGGGCCCGACGCGAAGGTCGGCACGTACACCAATGTCACGTACTGGGTGTACGAGGACAGCCCATACGGCAAATTCGGGTGGCTTGTGAGCGAGGGTGAGGCCGCAGCGATCTCGTACCGGGACAAATTCCGTCCCAAGGGGCGAGTGGAGAAGCACACCGCGGTCATCACTTCGGCCACGGAAATCATCTCGGCGCCGAAGGAGGTGTCGGCATGACTCGCCTCCGTGCGTCCCTGTTCCTGGCCTGTTTGTTCGCTGGCGGCTTGATCGCTGGTGCCTGCCACGACGAGCCCGTGTACACGCCGCCGGTCGGCACGTGGGAGGTGCAGCGATGAACACTCGCCCGAACGAAATCGACGTGCGTATCGCAGCGGCCGGCATCGGTTTCTTCGCTGCCCGTAACCGCAAGCCGCGCACTGATACCCCGATTCATGACGCGCTCTGGGATGAGCAGCGTCCCCCGATGTTCCGTGAGGAGGACTGATGCAGCACTTCATCATCCGTGACGGTGAGATCGTCAAGGCGCCGCGGCGCCCGCTCGGATTCCTGGCCGGCCTGTCCCTCGGCTTGCTGACGATCCTGCTCGGGTTCGTGATCCTCGTTCAGGGGCCAGGACTGTGAGCAAAAAGCCGCCAACCATCAACGAAGCCACCTGCGGAACGAGCAGCGGATACACCATCCACCACCGACGGGGTGAAAGCCCTTGCGGCCCATGTCTCGCAGCACGTCGCGACTACGACCGGCGCAGGTGGGCCGTCAAGCGCGCCTCTGTCGCCATCGAAGACGGAGTGCGTGTTCCGGCAATCGACTTCGCTGAGTTGTACCTCGCTGCCCCGATCGAGCTGCAGGACCGATTGGACAAGCGACTCGGGACCATCACGATCGATGCCCTCATCAAGGCGTACGACGCCTACATCGATTCGACGCAGAAGGACCGCGCATCATGACCGCCGCCAAGTGCACCACCCACGAATGCGGCGGAGGAGGGCAACTCCGCCGCGGCATGTGCAAGAGCTGCTACGAACGCTGGCGGGTCAGGCAGCACGCGTACGGCCGATTCGAGTCGCAGTACGTCGACGCCAGCAAAGCGCGCACCCACATCACCCAACTCCGGGAAGTGGGCGTGTCCTGGCGGCAGATGGAACTCCTCACCGGAGTGAACCGCAAGCAGCTCACCACCATCTACCGCGGCGCCGACATCTCGTCTCACCGAACCGTGACACGAATCTTGTCGACACCGATCCCCGCCGGCAAGCACGTGGCGGCCGCAGACTACGACCGCGTCCCATCCATCGGGGCAACCAGGCGCCTGCAAGCGATGGTCGCGAACGGCTGGACCCAAACGTACATCGCGCAGCGTCTCGGCATGACCGTCCACAACCTCGGTGTGGTCGTCCACGGGCATCAGGCCGCGGTGAGTGCCCAACGCGACCGAGACATCCGCGCCCTGTTCAACGAACTCGAAGTCCGCAAGGGCCCCTCGACGCGGGCCCGGAACCTCGGCGTCAAACACGGGTGGGCTCTGCCGCTCGAGTGGGACGAGGAAGCGATCGACGACCCTGCCGGCGAACCGATCCCGTCTCGCCGCACCTGGGGCGACGCACGCAAGGACGCTGCCGCTGAGCGTCGCGGCCGCGTACGGGAACTGACCGAGCAGGGCCTGTCCGCTGAGGTCATCGCATCCCAACTGAAGGTGTCCACCCGCCAGATTGTGAGAGATCGGAGCGCAGCATGACCGCCATCTTCGACCACCATGATCACCTGATCGTCGACGACGAAGCCCTGTCGAAAGCAATCGACGTCTGGGCTCGGTCGATCCCGAACCGGCCGGCATTGAAACCGGATCCGGCCCTGTGGGAAGCCTTTTCCGAGGACCGGGCACTGTATCCGGCGCCGGTGTCAATGCCCATGGACGTCGAACTCAAACGCTGCGCGAACCCGGACTGTCAACAGTTGATCCGGCCGAAACGCGCACGTGCCGCCCAGTTCCCCGGAACTGTCCTCGCTGGATCGAAAGGCATGTGTCAGTGGTGCTACCGGACAGGTAAGGCCGCGTCATGACCGCACCGTTGCCGCCGGTGCCGCCTGGTCACGCCGACTGGATCGAAGTCGACGAACGCGAGTTCTACCGGGCATGGAAAGACGACTTGCCGTGCTGGAAATCCGATGTCGTGCACGGCGACCAGCACCGCACCCGATTCTTCATCAGCCACTACAGGAGCCATCCATGACTGACATCGATATCACGCCCGAGATCCTGCGGGCTGCCGCCGACTGGATCGACGGATGCGGGCACGGACTCGGCCCCGGACACGCCCTCCGAGAGGAAGCCGGTCGACTCGAGCGCGGGCAGGCCGACGAGAAGCGCATCGACAAACTCGCGGAGGTGTTCTGGGCCGCGCGTGTGACCAAGCGTCACGTCAAGGACGCCGACCGCGCTGGCATCCGCGCTGTCCTCGCGAAGCTCGACGAGGAGAAGGCTCGCGAAGATGCGGTTCTCGATGCCATGCCACGCCGCATCTCTCCCGCGGCGCTCACTTGCTACCTCCTGAACCCAGACAGGGACAAGGTCTGGGGCCTGGGCTCGCGGACGTGGCAACGACAGGAGGACATTCCCGCTGACGTAGAGCGGGTGCTCGACCTGACAGGCGACGTCATGCGCCGCATCGACGGCACTCAGGACTTCATGCCCATCTACCACAACGGCGAAGACATGGGCATGGACCACGTACACCGCGTCGACAGCCCCGGATCGAACAACTTCGCGCCCTTCACTGAACTGCGGAAGGCCGATGCCCTGTGACCGCTCTCGATCCGGGTGCCGCTGCTGACCGCGCCCACGAAATCCAACTCGATCACCAGCTCGGTGTCACCACGTTCCCTGACCCCGGGCCGAAGTGGCACTGCCCGAAACCGGAATGCCCCATGGTGCGCACCACCGCCTGCAAGCCAGCCGGATGCGCGAACGACCTCATCAACCCACGCACCTTCAAAGCCCAGTACCACGGCCACACCATCAACGACAACGGTGTTGTAAGCGGGTGGGACGAATGAGCGCCACACTGCTCGACACGCCCCTCGAACCAGGCTCTCCGGAATGGCGTGCTGCGCTGACCGCATCGAAGATCCCGGCGATGCTGCGGCTGAACCCGCCAGGCTGGGGCAACCGGTTCTCGCTGTGGCACGAGATGGCCGGCCTCGTGCCTGCTGACGAGTCGACCGACGAGATGCGCCGCGGCCACTACCTCGAACCGGCTATCGCCGCGTGGTTCGCAAATCAACATCCCGAGTGGCGGATCGTCCGCACCGGAACGTGGCGCAACGACCAGCGGCTCTGGCAGTACTCGAACCCGGACCGTCTGATCTGGCGTACCGGTGGCCGGCGCCGCATCCTCGAACTCAAGTCCGACGCATCCGGATACGAGTTCGGCACCCCCGGCACCGACGAGATCCCCGTGTTCTACCGGGCACAGGGATTGTGGCAAATGGACACCCTCGACGCCGAGGTGGTGCATTTCGCGGTCGTCAACTCGCGGCTCTCGTTCGCCGAGTATGTCATTCACCGCACACCGGAGGTGGAAGAGGAGATCCGGTGGTTGCGGGGCGAAGCACTCGCGTTCCTCGCCACACTGCCGGGCGGATCGAACCCGACCCGCCCGGACATCGACGAGGACACCACCACCTACGAAACCCTGCGCAAGCTCGCACCCGGATTCGACGGCACCGATGCGGTGCCTATCGAGCCGAGCTTGGCCGACCGCTACTTCGCTGCGATCGACGCGGAAGACGCCGCGAAAGCCGAACGCCAGCACGCCGCATCGCTCGTTCTCGATGCGATCGGCGAAGGACGGCGCGCAGTGACCGTCACGCCCGGCGACGACGACACCTCCATCGAAACGCACATCGCCACCCGCGTCCCGGGACGCGGCGACAACCCGCCCTACCTGAAGAAGGGCACCCGCAAGACCACCTTCATCACCGACATCAGGAGCGCAGCATGACCACCCTGCAGAACGCCGTCGCCAAGCGCGACGACAGCCCCCGCGGCATGATCGCCGCATACCAGTCCGACTTCCAAACCGTGCTGCCCTCCCACGTCAAGCCAGAGACGTTCGTACGTCTCGCCCAGGGCGCACTGAAGAAGGGCCGCAAGGACCGGTCCGGCCGCACCGATCTCGAGATCGCCGCCTCCAACAACCCATCCGTGTTCATGGCCGCCCTGCTCGACGCAGCCCGCCTCGGCCTCGAGCCAGGTACCGAGCAGTTCTACCTCACCCCACGCAAGGTGAAAGGCCAGCTCGAAATCCTCGGTGTCGTCGGATACCAGGGCATCATCGAGTTGATGTACCGAGCCGGCGCGATCTCGTCGGTCGTCGCCGAGGTCGTCTACACCAACGACTCGTTCCGCTACCAGCCCGGCCGCGACGAGATCCCGAGCCACGAGATCGACTGGGACGCCGACAACCGCGGGACACTGCGCCTCGTCTACGCCTACGCCCGCATGAAGGACGGCTCGTTCTCGAAAGTCGTCGTGATGAACAAAGCGGACATCGACCGCATCAAGAAGTCCTCGCAGGGATCGTCCGGAGAGTACTCCCCATGGACGCAGCATGAGGCTGCGATGTGGCTCAAGTCCGCGGTGCGCCAACTGTCGAAGTGGGTGCCCACCTCCGCCGAGTACGTGCGCGAGCAGCTCCGGGCCGTGCGTGACGTCCAGTCCGAAGGCGCAGTGCGCGACCGGATCCGCGACGAACGCATGAACGGATACGGCGCCGACGAGCGCGGCATCAGCGACATCCTCGACGGCGAGATCGTCACACCGGATGCGATCGACGGGGTGCAGCTCGCCACCGATCAGCAGATCACCGCACTTGTCGCAGCGATCGAAGCTGATGGTGTCACCGACCCGGCCGCCCAGCTGAAGTGGGTCGCCGACACAGTCAAACAGCCCGACCTGGAGAAGCTCGAGGACCTCACCAACGACCAGGCGCAGTGGCTCCTCGACGGATTCGCCGGCGGTGCCGCATGAGCGAACGTCAGCTGATCGTCGTCGACATCGAAACGTCCAGCCTCGATGTCTCCCGTGCGGTAGCACTCGAGATCGCTGCCGTGAACGTTGCGACCGGCGAGGAGTTCTACTTCGCCCCGTGGATCAAGCGTGAGCTGTACAGCAAGTTCGATGCCGATGCACTTGAGGTGAACCGGTACTTCGAACGCGGTGTGTTCCGCGAGGCCGCAACCTCCGACAGAGCAAACGAGGACGCACTCGAGAAGCTCGCCGACATGCTCGCCGGAAACACGCTCGCGGGGTCGAACCCCGCGTACGACGCGGCCGTCCTGCGCAGGCACCTCGCGGCCCACCTGAATGAACCGCAGCCCTGGCACTACCGGCTGGCCGATCTGGCTGCGTATGCGGCCGGTCGGTTCGGACTGCCTCCGACCGAGACGCCCGGACTGTCGAAGGTGTGCGAGCTCCTCGGAGTCACGAACGACGACCCGCACACGGCGATGGGGGATGCGCGCGCAACTGCCGAGTGCTTCCGCCGGCTGATGGCGAGTGATCGACCGTGAGCGAACCATCTGTGACGGACTCTGTCGAGCCGTCAGCAGCAATCAAGGCTGCACAGAATCCGCACGTTCCGCCCCCGCGTTTCTGCAAGGTGTGCGGTGCTCCCGCAGCCGCTGGTGCGTACTGGTGCCGCGACTGCCGGGGACTGCTGTGACCGTCACGTGCCCAGTGTGCCGACGCCCCGCCCAGGTCACCGAGACCGGGCGGGTGCGTCGGCACCACGACGGCGCACACCGCGTGTGCGTCATGTTCGGGCACCACTACCCACTGGAACTGATCGAGTACGAGAGGAGGGCAGGCTGAATGGCCGTCACGAAGAGACTGCGGTACGAGATCCTGCGCCGAGACAACCACGCCTGCAGGTACTGCGGCGCCACATCCCCGGATGTGAAGCTCGTCGTCGACCACGTCACCCCGGTGGCACTCGGCGGCGGCGACGAACCGACCAACCTGGTCACCGCCTGCGCCGATTGCAACTCCGGGAAGTCCGCTTCGACACCCGATTCCGAACTGGTGTCGGATGTAGCCACGCAGGCGCTCGTCTGGGCGAAGGCGCTGGAGCTGGCCGCCGAACAACGAGCGACTGACGCACGACAGCGGAAACTTCGCAACGATCGATTCAGGGATGAGTGGGAAAGTCTGCGCCCCCACTTGTTTCGGTCGGCTGACCTTGCACCCGACTGGGAGCAGTCGCTCGAACAGTTCTCCCGGGCCGGCCTGAGTGATCGCGACATCATCGAGATGGTCGCCGTGACCATGAATGCCCGGGCATCCGACAAGTGGCGGTACTTCTGCGGATGCTGCTGGAACGTCGTGCGCGATCTTCAGGATTCAGCACGCGCACTGATTGAAGCCACTCAGGAGGGGGAGTGATGTGGCCTGGCAGCTCGTCAAGGAGGTGTTCGACAGCGCGCCAGAATGGCTCGCCCCAACCGAACGTCTCGTGCTCATCGCTCTCGCTGAGTGGGCTGATGCTGCCGACCGTACGTGTTGGCGAACCTCGGCAGAGCTTGCTTTGCGGGTGGGGATCTCGGAAGAGGGTGTCCGCAAGTCGATTCGGAAACTTGCGGCATGTGGGATCGACCCACGTGTGCCGATCGCTTTCCAGTCGGATGGGACTCCGGTCTTTGCGTATCGCGGTCGGTCGACGACGTTCCGGATTCCCTTCCTCACAGCTGCGCAGCGACCACCACAGCGACCACAGAAAGGTGGTACTGCGATACCACCATTACGGGCCCTCCCAGGCTGTGGATAACCGCGATTCACAACTGTGGATAACTCTGGGAAATCGGACAAAAAAGGTGGGACTGTGGTCACGAAAGGTGGGACTGCAGTACCGCGAAGGTGGGACCACAGTCCCACCCAGTCCTTCCGAACCCGGAATAAACCAATCTTTTCGCGCGAAGGCACACGGCAACCTGTTCACAACCAGGACAGAAGTTTCTTCCGCAGCAGGGGAGCCGTACCCGACTTACCTCTCCAGTCGAAAGCCGAACTCACCGAATGCGCATGGCTGGCTGGCCGTGGTTGCGACGGATCTCCAGCAGCACATGAATCGACTCGAAGGAGCGTCCGCGTGATCGAGTTCTTCGTTCCCGGCCACCCAGGACCGCAGGGCAGCAAAAAGCATGTTGGTCGCGGAATCATGATCGAGTCCTCGAAGCGGGTCGCACCCTGGCGGCACGCCGTCGCAACAGTGGCTGTGCGCCACGCTGACGGACTTTTGGACGGCCCCGTAGGTGTGAGGGTGCAATTCATCCTCCCGCGCCCCAAAACGGCTCCTGCACGCGCAGTCGTCTCAGCGGCGCGACGCATCGGAGATCTCGACAAACTCTGCCGCTCCACCCTCGACGCCCTCAGCAACGTCATCTACCGCGACGACTCCCAAGTAGTCGACATCCGAGCCACCAAACGCGTCGCACTCCCCGGAGAAACACCCGGCGCCCACATCACCATCACGACCTGCACCGAAGGGATCTCGGCATGACCGACACCCTCACCCGCATCGCCGCAGTCGTCGACACCAACCGCCACGACGCCGCCCACTACGTCACCGGCTACGCAGACAACCTCACCACCATCCTCGAAAAGAGTCAGCAGTGACCATCCACCGGCACATCTACCGCACCGAAATCCCCATCGCCGACTCGACCACTCAACGTCTCCGCGGCTACCGGAGCGCCCTCCACGTCGCACCCTCCCGCGCAAACCCGACGACACACATCGAAATCTGGTACGAGATGGCCGATATCGACGAAACCTCCGAAGTCAGATTCCACGTCCACGGCACAGGCCACCGATTCGACCACCACCCCCTCAGCACCCCGTACATCGGAACCGTCTTCACACACGGCGGCCACCTCGTATGGCACGTGTACGCCGAAAACCCACTCTCGGAGAACCTGTGACCACCCCCGCAAAGTCCCGCCTCATCCACATCGACACCAACGGCATCGGTCGCTGCAGCCTCTGCCCCTACACCTACCGAGCCTTCACACCCGCAGCCAGACTCGACGCATCCGAGGTAGCACTCCTCATCGACCGGCTCGACAAGATCGCCACCTGGGTATGCGCCGAACTCGAAACCGTCATCACCAACCAAGTCGCCTACACCGACAAAACACTCACCTGCATCAGCACCGACGGCGAAGTGCCACTCTCGTTCAACGACCACGCATCCGAGTTCGCATACGACCTCCTCGGCACCCTCCGGAACTGGACCAACTACGTCGCCAACGAACGCGCCCTACCCTGGCCCGGCGACGGCCGCGCACCCCACTTCGCCCGCTGGCTCAGCCGACACGCCAACGAACTCGCCCGCACAGAGCAAGCAACCCTCGCCTACAACCAGATCATCAGCCTCTACGAAGCGGCCTTCAAGATCGTCGACCGACCACCAACCCGAACCCGCACCATCAACAACGACCAACTCGCCGAAGCCCGCAAGCTCGAACTCAACGCCAAAGCCTGCGCAGACATGGCCCGCACCATGGGCGCCGAATACCGCAGCCTCACCAAACGCCGAGTCCTCCACCTCATCGACGCTGAAGCCGTCACCCCACTCCGACACGTCAAGGCCGGCCGCTGGAAATCACCCATCCTCCGACTCGGCGACGTCCTCGACGCACACCTCACACACCCGACAGCAGACGAAAGGTCCACGGCATGAACATCGTCGACTTCATCGAAGCCCGCATCGCTGACCCCGACCACAACCCCGAGTGGCGCTGACCAGCCACGGACACCATGCGTGCTAGGCTTCGCCTGGCAAGGTGAGAGTGGAGTACCCCGGAACAGGTACACCACCCTCACCTTTCGCATTTCCATCCCACGAACTTGGGCAACCACCAACCGCCGAAAGACTGCCGGCAGCTGGTGGCGCGCCCGGCCGACTGCTTCCCCCAGCGACCGGGCGCGGCCCAACCCCCGTCCGGACGCGCCCGAATCCCTCGTGCTGCACGCCGCCTCTCACGGGCCGCGGCTGTGCGCCGGGATCCGCAGGCGCGTCCGGACTTCACCTTCGATCGGAGGTCCAATGAACACTCGCGCCCACATCGCCGCCATCGCACCCACACTCGACGAAGCCCGCGCCCTCGCCCGCCGACTCAACATCCCAGCCCACAACGCCGTCAGCGCTCGATCCATCCCGCGCGGTCGCACTTTCGCCGGGTACATCCTTGCGCCCGGGCACATCCCGAGTCCCGAGTTCTGGGGATCCTTCATCCCCAGCCTCATGGCCATGCCGCGCTACACCGCAGCCCAGCTGCGCACCATGCTCTCCGAAGCCGAGCAGTACGAATCCGCCCAAGCTCGACAAGACGCCGAGCTCGCCCTTGCACTGCGGCAATAGGCCAGGCGATGGCCAGCACCACTGCCAAAGGCCTCGGCTGGGACCACCAGAAGCAACGCGAGCGACTACTCAAGGCCCACATCGACGGATCGCCGTGCTGGTGGTGTGGGAGAGCGCAATTCCGCGACCCGGTGAAGAACTGGGACGGCAAGCCGCTCGAAGCCGACCACAGCCTGGCCCGATCCAAGGGCGGCGCCATAGCCGACAGACTTCTCTGCTCGACGTGCAACCGATCACGCCAAGACGGAAGCCGCGACCACCAGCGCCCCGCACTACGGAACCGTCCACGGCCACAGGCATTCCCATGGCCTGACCTCTGACCGACCCGCCCGCAACGAAGAAAGCCCCGGACAGGACTCCACTCCTGCCGGGGCTTTGTCGACTGAACAGGAGCCGACGTGGAGCACACTACGTGTCGAGTCCCCGATTGCACGAGACCGATCGCTCACAAGCGCAACCAGCTATGCGGGATGCACCAGGCGCGGTGGTACCGACATGGCACCACCGATCACGTCCGCAAGCAGGGAGCCTTGAAGCCCTGCCAGGTCGAAGGCTGCGAACACCTAACCCGATCCAGCGGCGCAACGCTGTGCAAGAAGCACTACCACCGGCAGTACCGCCACGGCGACGTCGACATGACTTCCACCCGCAGTGGCATCTCAGCAAGCCACGGTCGCAGGTATCGGAATGTCTACGTGCCTGGCCATCCAGTGGCAGGTAAGCGCGGCATGGCTTACGAGCACCGTGTCGTCCTATACGAAGCGATCGGACCCGGCGTTCATCAGTGTCACTGGTGCGCAGCGAAGGTCGACTGGTCTGCGAACCGTTTCGCGGCGAACGTGCTGCAGGTCGACCACCTCAACGGCATCGGCGACGACAATCGTCCCGCCAACCTCGTACCGTCCTGCCGAGCCTGCAACACAACCCGCGGAGTTCAGCATCGACACCAGGCGCTTCGTGACGCCGGGTTCTGGTCGGAGAACGACACCGTCGCCCGCACAGGGCATGGTCGTCGGCCGCTCATCGAAGCGTGACTCTTCTCCGGCACCCCCTACCCAAAATCTGGGCAGGGGGTCGCTCCTGACTCCCCTCGGCGCCAGTCAGGCGTTTTTTACGGACGGCGAAAACCTACGTGCAAAGGGGGTGCGCGATGGACGACGAACTCGGCACCGGCGGGCAGCGTCTCTACGAAGAGCTCGCCCTCGAATCGGACTCGTACGAACTGACCGCGTTGATCGTCGAGGCGTGCCGGATCAAGGATCGGCTCGACTTCCTCCACCGGATTCTCACCGGCGATGAAGACCTATGGCTGCGACTGGTCCCAACTCGCGGCAACACCGAGGTCCTCGAAATTCGCGTCGACAGTGCAGCCCAGGAGTCACGGCAGCTCGCCACGGTCTTCCGGCAAATGCTCGCGGAGGTGAAGAGGAGGCGTGCAGATGATGGCGACTCCGGAGAGTACGACCCTCTCGACGATCTGTGACGAGGACATCGACGCGAAGTTCGCGGAGATCATCGCGGCCGAGTGGCCGAAACTGGAAGGCCGGCAGACCCCGAACTCGCTGGCGTACACGCCGGGTTCCATCGAGCTGGGGCTCAAAGCAGTGGAGCTCGCACGACGGTCCGCCTCGCGGATCCGTGCGATGCCATGGCAGTCGTGGTCGCTCGAACGCATCATGTCGAAGGCCGCGGACGGAACATGGACGCACCCCGAGTGCTGCCTGATCGTTCCACGGCAGAACGGCAAGTCGCTGATCCTGTCGATCCGCGTGCTCTACGGGCTGTACAAGCTCGGCGAGAAGATCGTGTTCTCTGCCCAGCAGTGGGAAACCGCGAAGGCCCTATGGAAACGCACGTGGAACATCGTCAAGACGACGCCGTGGATGCTGAAGCGCGTCGAGTCTCGCACGTGCTCGCAGGGCCGCGGCACCATCGTTCTCGCGTCCGGTGCCGAGGTGGTGTTCACCACCCGATCGGCGAACGCGGGCCGTGGCCTGGACAAGGTCGACCTCGAAATCTACGACGAGGCTTACGACCTCACCGAGGCCGATATGGCGGCGCTGTCGCCGACGAAGATGAACTCCGACGATCCGCAGACGATCTACACCTCGTCCGCAGTGAATCAAGAGCAGCACCCGAACGGGCAAGTGCTGGCTGCGGTCCGCGAACGTGGACTCGCGGGCGAGGAGGGTCTGTTCTTCGCCGAGTGGATGGCGCCGACCGACCAGGACCGCACGCTTCCCGACACATGGCGTTGGGCGAACCCGTCGTTCGGTGTGATCCAGACGGTGAAGAAGCTGGCCGCGGAGCTGCGCAAGTTCTCGACCGAAGCCGGCAGGAAGAGCTTCGACGTGGAGTACCTCGGTCGCGGTGACTGGCCGAGCTCCGTTATCGACGAGGCACCACCGGTTGTGAAACTTGCCACCTGGGCCGACCTGTACCACGGAGATCCGCGGTTCACCGGCACGACGTGCCTGGCTGTCGACATGTCGACAGAGCGCGACAGCCGTGACCGCACATGTTCGATCGTGGCAGCTGCACAGACCAAAACAGGTGCGCACGTGCAGATCGGCTACCACGGTAGCGCGGACACCCGCACGGTCGTCGCGTTCCTTCTCGCGTGCGTCGAGGCGGGCGATCCGATCGCAGTCGTGATCGATCCGAAGTCGACCGCGCAGGTGCTTGAGCAACCTCTCCGGGCGGCGGGTATCGAGCCGGAGATGATGCGTGTGTCCGACGTGATGGCAGCCACTGCCGGGTTTCTCACCGCGGTCGACGAAGGAACGGTCACCCACGACGACGACGAGCGAATGGCTCAAGCGCTTGCGGTTGCGAAGTTGCGTGAGATCGGCGACGGAGGCGGCGTGGCCTGGGCCCGCAAGTCGTCGGGGGTGATCTGCCAGGTGGTGGCTGCATCGAATGCCCTGTGGGGCCTGACCGAATTCAAGCCGAAGCCGAAACCTCCTCCTCAGGAGTTGGGGTTCGAGCCGACACCGAAAGGCGGGTCACTCATGGGTGATGTGATGGAGATGTCATGGTGAGCGCGGTCGGTGTGCCATCGCCGGGCGAGATCGGGTACGCGGTCGCCAATCCCGACGCTGGGTATCGGGAGATCGACGCGGAGAACACCTTCGAGTTGAAGTGGCCGCAGTGCCTCAAGGTCTACGACGCGATGCGCCGCCAGGATGCGCAGGTACGGACGGTCCTCAAGGCCGTGACGCTGCCGATTCTGGCCACCCAGTGGCGGCTGGATCCCGCGGGTGCCCCGGACGAGGTGGTGAACTTCGTCGGGGAGCAGCTCGGGCTTCCGATCGTCGGCACGGAAGGTGATGAGGCGCCGCCTCGTCGGATGCGCCGGTTCTCGTGGGCTGAGCATCTTCGCATGGCGCTGTTGGCGTTGCCGTTCGGGGCGATGTACTTCGAGCAGGTCGTGGAGTTCAACCCGGAATCGAACCGGGTCGAGTTGCGGAAGCTCGCTCCGAGGATGCCGTCGACGCTCGCCGACATTCATGTGGCGCGTGACGGTGGCCTGGTCGGTATCGAGCAGCGTCCGCCGGCATCGTCCGGCACGATCCGTGCATCGGATCTCGAACCCCGCGTGATCGGCATCGACCGTCTGGTCGCGTACGTGCATGAACGTGAGGGAAGCAACTGGGGTGGTGAGTCGATCCTCCGTGCCGCGTACAAGAACTGGACCCTCAAGGATCGGCTGCTCAAGCTCGAGGCGCTGACGATCGAGCGCAACGGCATGGGCGTGCCGGTCTACACGAACCCGCCGGAAGCACAGCCTGACGACATCGAAAAGGGTCGTCGGATGGCCAACTCCTACCGGGCTGGTGACGCGGCCGGCGCGTCGATCCCTTACGAGTCGAAACTCGAACTCAAGGGTGTGACGGGGCAGCTACCGGATCCGCGGCCTGCGATCGACTACCACGATGCGCAGATCGGCCGGGTGGCGCTGGCCCACTTCCTGAACCTCGACGGGCAGGGCGGCTCGTATGCGCTGGCCTCGACGCAGGCTGATCTGTTCTCGACTGCGGTGCGGTCGGTGGCGGAGATGATCCGTGACGCGGCGAACCTGTACATCGTCGAGGACCTGGTGGATTGGAACTTCGGTGAGAGCGTGCCGGCGCCGAAGATCGTGTTCGACGAGATCGGGGAGTCGTCCCTGTCGATCGCCAATGCGCTGCGCACGCTCGTCGACGCCGGCGTGATCATCCCGGACCGATCCCTCGAGGAGCAGGTGCGGAGATGGCTGGATCTGCCGACGAAAGACCCATACGAACCGAAGTCAATGACCCCGAGGGGGACTCGTGAGCAAGAAGACGTGGTGCCAGATCAACGCGAGGGCGGACAGCACCACCGAGATCCTGATCTACGACGTGATCGGGAGCTACTGGATGGATACGGACGCCGCGACGATCGCGAAGCAGATCAACGATCTCGACACCGATCGGATCACGGTACGGATCAACTCGCCCGGAGGGTCGGCGTTCGACGGCGTCGCGATCATGAACGCGCTTCGTTCGCATCCGGCGTCGGTGACCGTGCGCGTCGATGGCTTGGCCGCGTCCGCGGCGTCGATCGTCGCGATGGCCGGTGACGAGATCATCATGGGCCCCGGCACGCAGCTGATGATCCATGACCCCTGGGTGTACACGCAGGGCGATGCTGCGTTCCTCCGGTCGGAGGCGGATCGTCTCGAGAAGACGGCCGAGTCGATGGCGTCGCTGTATGCGCGCCGGGCGGGCGGCACGGCCGATGAGTGGCGTGACCTCATGACCGAGGAGACCTGGTTCACGGCCGAGGAGGCTGTCGAGGCTGGTCTCGCTGATCGTGTCGACAGTGATGACGCGGCCCCGGTCGAGAACAACATCGCTGCGACGTTCAATCTGGCGCATTTCCGATACGCGGGCCGGGCGCACGCTCCGGCTCCCCGAATCCCTTCTGCCGAGGCGGTAGAGGGCACACAAGGAAAGGAGGGCGTGATGCCCACCTTCATGGAAAGTCTTCGTACGCGCCTCGGTGTCACCGAGGACGCCAGCGAAGACGACGTTCTGGCTGCGCTCGACGCGGCACTGGCTGCTCGTACCGAGGGGCAGTCGATCGAGGCCCGCGCTGACGTGGTCGCGGTCGATCGGTCTCGGTTCGCCGAGATGCAGTCCCAGCTGGCCGAGCTCGCTGCGTACCGGCAGCAGCAGGAGCAGGCTGCCGCTGAGTCGTACCTGGCTCAGGCGATGGCGGACGGCAAGTTCCCGCCGGCGAAGCTGTCCCACTACCGGGATCTGCTCAACGCGGCGCCGGAGCAGACGCGGGCGCTGATCGATGGGATGCCGAAGAACGTGATCCCCGTTGCGGAGATCGGTCACGACGGCGACGGCGTTCACGTCGATGAGCTCACCGCGCAGCTGAACGCAGCTGCCGACAAGTCCGGAGTGTTCCAGCTCCGGGGTCTCTGAGGAGGACCTCAATGTCCAACCCCACTTTCGGAATCGGCCCGATCACGCACAAGGTCGCGACCGCCGTCACCAAGTTCCACGTCGTGAAGCTCGGTTCCACGGGCATCGCACCGTGCGGCGCGGCTGACCTGCCGTACGGCGCTGTCGCACAGTCCGGTGCCCCCGCAGCCACGCGCGCAGACAATGACCTGTCCCACGGTCTTCCGGATGCTGTCGCGGTTCACACCGTCGGTGTACTGCCGCTGACCAAGGCGACCACCAGCGCCGCGTTCGCCACCGGCGACGTCGTGTACGTGGCAGCCGATGGGAAGGTCGCCAAGACCGGTGACACCGCGATCGGCATCGCTGTCAAGGCGTCCACCGCCACCGACACCACTGTTCGTACTCAGCTTGCCGGCCCGTTCTTGCCGGCGCCTGTGACCGAAGGGTCCTGATACTCATGGGAAACATCACTTCCGCATACGACGGTGACAAGATCACTGTCGACTCGATGCTCAAGGACCCGACGTGGATCCCCACCCGGGTGATCAATTCGCTCGACGGCGCGTTCCTCGAGAACCTGCTGTTCCGCAACGGCGGGTCGAACGACTCCGGTGTCGTCGCATTCCGCGAGGCAGCCAAGCCGTACCTGAACGACGACGCTGAGCGGGTCGCCGAGTTCGGTGAGATCCCCGTCTCCGATCTCAGCCAGGGCAAGGTCCGCGCGGTGATCGGCGAGAAGGTCGGTCTGGGTATCCGGGTCTCGTGGGAGATGCGGCACGAGAACAAGGTCGATCTGCTCAACCAGCAGGTGACCGCGCTGCAGAACACCATGATCCGCTCGGGTGTCCGCGCGTCGCTCGCCGCGTTCAACGCTTCCAGCGTGCCCACGGCCCCCGCGACCGACGAGTGGAACGCCTCGAACGGCGACCCGGTCAAGGACATCTTCGACGCGATCGAGCAGATCCAGTCGGCGCAGCCCACCGGTGCCGGTGATGACGACTACTTCGGGTACAACCCGGACACGATCGTCGCGCACCCGACCGCGGTCACCGCGCTGGTGCGAAACGAGGCGGTGCAGAAGTTCTACATCGGCAACGTCGCGGGCGAGAATCCGCTCTACCGCGGTGTCCTCCCGCAGACGGTGTGTGGCCTTCGGGTCGTGCAGTCGCGGTTCATGGACCCGTCGAAGGTGATCGTCCTCGAGTCGGGTGTGGTCGGCTTCTACTCCGACACGTACCCGCTGCAGATGACCCCCTTCTACGAGGAGGGCGGCAACTCCGGTGCGGGTGGCCCGAACCAGTCGTGGCGTGCCGACGCATTCCGTAAGCGGATCCTCGGTGTGGACAACCCGAAGGCTGCGGTGACCATCACCGGAGTTCTCTGATGGCGGTGTTCAAGCTCCTCGTCTCCCGGTGGGACGAGAAGGTGCGGACCAAGCCGGACGAGTACGTGCGGCATACGCAGGGTGAGGTGTTCGAGGTTCCTGACGGGCAGGTCGAGCGTCTTCTGCGTATCGGTGCGATCGGTCCGGTCGATGAGGAACCTGCCCTCCCTGAGGGTGCGGCAGACGATCCCCAGGACGAGGAGTCCTCGGACGGGTCGGAGTCGGATGAGAGCTCCGGCGAAGTGGACGAGACTCCTGACAGTGAGCAGGTGAATCGCCCGAAGCAGACGGCACCCAAGCCTGTGTGGGTTGACTACGCAGTGTCCCGCGGCATGGCCCGTGAAGAGGCCGAGGCGCTCGACAAGCGTGAGCTGATCGCGGCTCTCGACTGACAGGAGGGTGCGAAATGGCGGACTTCGCCACCCCTTCCGACATCTTCCGGCCCCGCCCGGTCCCAGCAGACCGCGAAGACGATGTACGGGATCTGATCGCCGCGGCATCGAACTGGATCCGTACGCGCAAGCCAGAGATCGCAGATGACGATCCCGCAGCTCGTGTGGTCGTCATCCAGGTCGTGCGGGCGGCGATGGCAACCGAGAAGTACGCCGGTCACGTCTCCTACACGAAGACAGTGGGAGGCGTGACCCGGTCCGGCACGCTCGCCAACCCGGGGGCGCTGCTGATCTTCGAGCCATCGCACTACCAGCTCCTGGGGATCTCGCAGGCCGGAGCCCCCTCGTATTTCTTCGGAGGGCACTGTGGATGAGCTCGGAAATCAGACTGTCCGTGTGATCGAGCGGGTCCGCGGCAAACGTGGGGTCATGACCGAGCAGACCACGGTCGAGTATCCGGGCTGCTCGGTGCAACCCGTCGATTCCGTCGAGGGTGTTCCGCTCGAACGGCACGAACGATGGGTGCTGTACGCGCCGCCCGGGTTCCCCGAGTCCACCGAGAACATCCTCGACGTCGATGGGATCGGCCCGCGACTCCACGTGGCAGGCAACCTGCAGGCGTGGTTCGACGATGACGGGACCCCCGACCACGTGTGGGGCTACCTCGAAAGGTGGGAGAGCAGTGGCTGATCCGAAGCCCGGCACGTTCCGGTTCTCGTCCAAGGACGCGAAAGCGATCATGGCGTCCCCGGCCGTGCAGAAGGCGAGCCGCCGCATGGCGGAGGTCGGCGCCAACGCGTTCCGGAGGGAAGCTGGCCGGCACGCGAAGACAGGCAAGCTCGCCGCCCAGGTTCGTGTCGAGCGGGCCCGCGGCTGGGACGGCCGGCCAGGGCACCGGATCGTCTCCTACCGCCGCAACAACCAGTACGCACTGTTCGGGACACGCCGCTCGAAGGCAGTGCGCGCGAGCCAGGCCGCGATGCGTGCCATGAACCAGCCTCGGAGGTACTGATGGCCGTCGAACCCGACGACACCCTGTTCCCGGACATCCAAGAGGTGCTGATGGTGTACCTCGCTCCACTCGGGGAGACGGACACCGAACCGCCGCCCACCGACGACGGTATCGGCATCCAGATCAACCGGGTCGGCGGCCACGACGACGGGATCAGTGACTACCCGCGGGTGCAGATCACGTGCCATCACCCGGATCCGCGGGGCGCCTCGAAGCTTGCCCGGCAGGTGCGGAACCTGATGGATCGCATCGCCGGGGAGGCCATCGTCGTCGAGGACGAACCGAAGCCGATCTGCATCGACTCCTGCCGCGTCGACACCCCGCCGGAAGCCGAACCGTACGAGAACCCGGACGCCCGCCGCGAGGTCGCGTACTACGCGCTCAGCCTGCAGAAGCCCTGGCGGCGCTGACCACTCCACCCAAACTCGCCCAGGCCCACGACATCACCGTCGTGGGCCTTTCTCATGCCCAGGAGGCATCATGGCCACATCTGTTGGCGAACTCGAGGTCGCGCGACACCAGCGTGAACTCATCCTCAAGCCGAACCGCATGCACATCTTCGGGATGGGCATGGACGTCGACCCCATCGAGTACATCACCGAAGGGTCGAACTCCCAGCTCGCCGAACTCCCGGACGGAGCATGGGACTTCGGTCTGCTCCTCAAGGACGACGCGATCACCCTGACCCGCGAGATGGAGAAGTCCGACATCATGGCGGTCGGCTACTCCAACCCGATCCGATCGGACTTCACCTCCGACATCGCGGGCCTGCAGTTCACCGGCCTGGAGGCGAACCGGTACAACATCGAGAACAACCTCGGTGTGGACCTGTCGCAGATGGTCGCCAACGCGGAGACCGGTGAGATTGCGTTCGATCAGCCGGCGATCGCGGCGATCCGGCAGCAGCGTTATCTCGCTCTGGCCCAGTTCAATACCGGTGTCGACCGGATCTACCTCGGTCGCCTGTTCTACGCCGGTGAGGTCGCCGAGATGGGGGAGCAGACCCTCTCCGACGGCGAGGGTTCGCTGACCTGGCCGACGACGGTGAACGCGATGGTCGACACCGAGTACGGCGTCTCGGTGCGTCACTACTTCGGCGGCGAGGGCTGGAACCGTGTCCTCGAGGACGCGGGATTCAAGCGCGGCGGGCTGTCGATCACCACCGCGTCGCTTCCCGGCGGCACAGTCGGCGTGGCCTACTCGCAGACCCTCACAGTTGCCGGTGGTACCGGCACCAAGACGTGGACCGTCGCCTCCGGCGACCTGCCGGCAGGTCTGAGCCTGTCCACAGCCGGTGTCATCTCCGGTACCCCGACCGCGGCCGGGACGTCGAACTTCACTGTCCAGGTCGTCGACAGTGCGACCGCGGGCAGCGTGCAGAAGCCGCTGTCGATCGTCGTCGCTGCCTGACCGGCGCCCGGCATTCTCGCCGGGCTCGAGAACGCACTGGGCTGGGCGGGGATCGGCGGTCGACCGCCCGCCCAGTGCATCCAGACCGCCACACCGACCGTCACCGAAGGAGGTCCCGCCATGGGACAGATGCGCACCATCAGCAAGGCCGGATGGACGCCGCGCGAACTCGTCGCGGCGGACGGCCGCCGGTACACCCCGAGCTCGTTCCGCGAGGAACGTGAACTGCTCGCATCCGGCTACACGCTTGCGCCCCCCGAGCCCCCAGCGGCCACCGAACCGGCCGCGCCGGCAACGGCCGCGCCGGCAACGACCGCGCCGGCAACGACCGCTCCGGCAACGACCGCGACGAAGCCCGAACCCGAGGCACCCGCCGGCGACACAGTCGCCGCGCAGAAGCCCAAGACCACTGCACGCAGCAACGGAGGCACGAAGTGAGCACGGACAACCTCGACAACCTCGCCCAGCTCGACGACCAGAACGTCCGCCGGTACGGCGGCGAACAGCGAGAGCGCAAGGCACCGTTCCGGTTCCAGATCGGCGAATCGCCCGTCTTCTACGTCCAGGAACCGGACGCCGACACCGTCATGGACATCGAGGAAGCCCAGACATCGAGGCGCGTGCTCAAGCTGTTCCTCGGGGACCAGTTCGACGATGTCGCCGACTTCCTCGGGCCGGAACACCCGGACACGCTGATCGACCTCGCACGTGACCTGTCCCGACACTTCGGGCTGTTCGACGCCGAGCAGGCAGTCAACCGCGCCGATCGACGTAGCCGGCAGCGGCGCCTCGGTGGTCGTCGCCGCTGATCGATGAGCGACGACAACGGGTCGGCGGCCTCCTTCTTCAGGACCCTCCTCGAGGAGGCCGCCGGACCGTTTGTCGTGAATCTCGGCGACGACGGGCCCGAGCTGGTCATCGAGGCACCCGAAGCGGGCGACGTCGCCGTCCTCGACACCACCGTTTCCGTCCACGACCAACTCGACCTGCTCGTCGGCGAGCAGCTGGCCGACATCATCGCCGACCACTACGCGCACCGACCGTTCTCGGAACTCGCCGATCTCGTCGACGACATCCGCGAGCACTTCGGGATCCTCGTCCCGCCGGACGCCGGATGGGCGTACCTGGTCGACGAGATCGACCGCTACGGGGCAGCGATCGAGAAGGACCTGTTCGCCATGCCCGGTGACGAGCGGCTGTACGACTGGGTCCGCGACCATCTGAACAATCCGTGGAACCGGCTGCTGCGGCTGTTGCCCGCGTTTCCCGAGGGCGGCTGGTACTTCGCCGCGCTGGGCAACGACGACGAGCGTGCCCAGAAGATCCTCGAGATGGAGCAGCGCGGCGAGTTGCCGCCTCCGTCGAAGCGCCCGTCGCTGGTCGGGTGGACGTACGAGCGGGCGCAGCTGACCAACATGGTCGACTCGCTGCGCCGTATCGAGCACGCCACCTGGGGTGCGTCCCCGAAGTTCAAGGGCAAGGGCGGAAAGCCGCCGAAGGCATCGCCGCGCCCGCAGACCGCGCGTGAACGCGCCGAGGAGTACCAGGCGCTCGTCGAGCACGACGACATCGCTTCGCAGGTGCTCGGTAGCCGCTACACGCGGCGCCTCACACCGTCAGGAGGTAGCTGACCGATGAGTGACCTGCAGGGTGGGCAGACCTTCATCAATGTCCTGCCGTCGATGGGCGGCTACTTCAAGCGGGTTCGCGCTGAGATCAAAAGGCACCCTGTCGATCACACGATCGGCGTCGAGGTCGATCAGCGCAAGCTCGCCAAGGCCAAGTCCGACCTCGACAGTGCCACCAAGGCAGCGGCCGACGCACGCCGACGGGAGGTTGCCGCGACCAAGGAGGCCGGCGACGCCGAACGGCAGCTGCAGACCCTTCGCGGCAAGGGTGTCAACGACGCGAAACGGCTCGCCGATGCCGAAGCCCGGGTGGTCAAGGCCAAGCGGGACAGTCGTGCCGCGGCCGACGCGCTCAACGCGGCCGAGTCGAAGCGTTCGCGGGCCGCGGACCGCGTCGTCCGCATCGAGACGCGGATCGAGACTCGACGCGCGGAATCTGACAGCCAATCGTTCCTGCAGCGGATCGCCGGGAGATTCCGCAGTGGCGGCCAGGCGGCCGGTGCGCAGTTCGTCAGCGGCGTGAGCGCCGCGATGAACTCGCGTGGCCGAGGCAGCGACGAGGGGCGCAGTTTCGCGGCGGGATTCGTCTCCGCCATCGGCACCGGAATGCGCGGCGCCGTCACCGGTTTCACGCTCCTGAGCACAGCGGCGAATTCGGTCATCAAGAACGTTGGAACGGCAGCCACAGTTCTCGGGCTTGCTGCACGAGCCGTCCGCCACTTCAGCGTGGGGTTGCTGGCCAGCACCACGCTGCTGAAGATGATGACCGGTGTGGGCGTCGCCAAGCTCGCGGGCGCGCTCCGTCTGGCGGCCGCAGCGGCCGGCATCCTCGCCCGGGACATCGGCCGGGTCACGGCAGCTCTGCTGGTGATGGCCGGTGTGGCCAAACTGGTCGGGATCCTGACGCGGATCGGTCGCGCGCTCGGAGTGATCACCGTCGGGTCTGCCGCGGCGCTCGGGGCAGTCTCGGCGCTCGGATCGGTTGTGGCGACCTTCGCGGCGGGCCCGATGGTTTCGGGTCTGACGGCGATCGCTGCGGCGATGGGAACCGTTGCGGCCGCGGCGGCCGGCATCCTCGGCCCCGCCCTCGGGGTGGCGAAGCTGGCGTTCGCCGGTCTGTCCGACGGTGCGAAGGCGTGGACCGACTCGCAGAAGAACGTGGGCGCCACCGCATCGAAGAGCGCGTCGGCGCTCAAGGCTGTCGACAACGCCAAGAAGGCACAGGCACGCACCGCCGAACAGGGCAACCGACAGATCGTCAACGCCGAGAAGCAGGTCGTCAAGGCGCAGGAAGCGGTCAAGGAAGCGCAGGACGACGTCAACAAGGCGCGGCAGCAGGCCAAGCGGGACGCCGAAGGGTACGCGCGGACTCTCGCCGGGTTGGCTCTCGACGAGGAAGGCGCCGCGCTGGCGTTGGCAGAGGCCGAGAAGAACCTGCGCGAGACGAGGGCCAATCCCGATGCGGACGGTCTCGACCGCTGGCGGGCGGAACTCGGTGTCCGCGAGGCGAAGCAGGCCTACGAGGAAATCAAGGCCACGGCCAAGCAGGAACGCGCCGAGATCGCCGACGCGCAGGCCAAGGGCATCGAAGGATCCGATCGGGTCGTCGAAGCCAAGCGGCGTGAGGCCGACGCACAGGAGCAGCTGAAGGACGCTCAGGCCGATCTGGCGCAGACTCAGAAGGATGTGGCTCAGGCCAACATCGATGCTGCCGAGGCTGTGGCGGACGCCTACGAAAGTCTGGCTGAGGCGCAGCAGTCGGCTGCTGGAGACGATCCGTTCGCGGCGATGATCGGTGAGCGGCTCGCGCCGCTGCTGCAGGCGTTCAAGAACCTGCGTGAGGAAATCACCGATCGCTTCAGTGCCGCGATGATCGGGTCGTTCACCACGCTCGGTGGACTACTTGACCGGCTCAGCCCGAACCTCGGCATCCTGGCCACCACGCTGGGCGCCATCGGGTCTCAGATCGCCACGTCGATCTCGAGCCCCGCCGCAGTGGCCGGCTGGGATCGGATGATCGCAGGGTCGAACACCTTCTTCAGCAGCCTCGCCCAGGGCGAAAGCGGTGTGGGTTCGGTGTTCTCCGGCCTGATCAGCGTTCTCGGAACGGCAGCGGAGACGTTCGCGAACACCGGTGCCTCGCTCAACGAATGGCTGCTGGGTATCGGTGAGAAGCTGCGGAACATCAGCGCAGACGATCTCCGGTCCTCGCTCGAGTCCGTACGGCAGACGTTCGAGAACATCCGGGCAGTTGTCGGTCCCGTGTTCGACCTTTTCCGCGGGTTCGGGGCAGAGGCTGCGTCCGGACTCGCGCCCGGGTTCGCGGCGCTGGGCCAGGCGATCCGGGACTCGATTCCCGGACTCATGGACATCGCTCGGGAGCTGATGCCGGCACTGGGGGAGGCGCTGGCCAACCTCGCTCCGGTGCTTCCCGGCCTGGTGGAGGCTTTCCGCCCGTGGTCGGAGGTGATCGCGGCGGTCGCCCCGCACCTGGCGACGATCGTCGAGAAGCTGGTTCCGTTCGCGCCGGTGCTCCTGGGTGTCGTCATGGCCGTGAAGGTCTTCGGTGTGGCGGTCACCGCCTGGAACGCCATCATGTTCGGTGCCTCGGTGGCGCAGGGTGTGTTCGCGGCCGCGACCGGTCGTTCCGCGATGTCGCTGCGCCGCAACACGGTCGCGTTGGCCGCGCATCGTGCCGCGCTGGTTGCGGGGGCCATCGCGCAATGGGCACTCAATGCGGCGATGAGCGCAAACCCCATCGCGCTCATCGTGATCGCGATCGCCGCCCTTGTCGGGGCGCTAGTGTGGTTCTTCACCCAAACCGAGACCGGGAAGCGGATCTGGGAGACGGTGTGGAACGGCATCAAGGCGGCGCTGTCCACAGCATGGGAGTTCATCAAGTCGGTGTTCGACAAGCTCGGGGCGGTCTTCACCTGGCTGTACGAGAACATCGTCCAGCCGATCTTCACCGCACTGAAGGTAGCGCTCGCGGTCGTCGTCACCGCGTTCCTGATGTGGTGGGAGGGCGTCAAACTCTACCTCGAGCTGGTCGGCAACCTCATCTCCTGGCTGTGGAACACGATCGCCCGGCCTGTCTGGGAACTGATGAAGGCGGGCCTGCGGGCCATGGGTGACTTCTTCGCCTGGGTGTGGAACTCTCTGATCAAGCCTGCCTGGAACGCGCTCGGCGACGGTATCCAGGCCGTGTGGGAGCACGTGATCAGTCCCGTGTGGGACCTGCTCAATGCGGGCCTGAATCTCGTCGGTGATCTGTTCTCCACCGTCTGGAATTCGGTGATCAAGCCCGCGTGGGAGGGGATCGGCAGCCTCATCCGGACCGTGTGGGAGACGGTGATCAGCCCGGCGTGGGATGCCATGAAGAACGCCCTGCAGAAGGTCGGGGACTTCTTCGACACGATCGTTCGGGGCATCAGCACTGTCTGGGACGGGTTGCGGGGCATCCTGGCCAAGCCGATCAACTTCATGATCAACACGGTCTGGAACGAAGGCATCCGCAAGGCGTGGAACAAGGCCGCGGGGCTCCTCGGTCTAGATGAAGCGCAGCCGCTGGCGGGGATTCCGGAGCGCGCCACCGGTGGTCCGATCTTCGGCCCCGGAACCGGCACGTCGGACGACGTGCTGATGTGGGGCTCGAACGGTGAGCACATGGTCACCGCGGCCGAGGTCATCGCCGCCGGCGGCCACAACGTGCTCTATGCGATCCGCGACATGATCGCCCGCGGTATCCCGTTCTCGTGGGACAACGGCCGGATCGTGTCCGAGGTGGGCCGCGACAACCTCAGCCGCTACGGCGCCCAGGTGGCGGCGAAGGGGCTGGGGAACGTCAACCCGCAGGGCATGTTCGACGGGATGCTGCCTGGGTACAAGGACGGCGGCGAGATCCGCCCGATGTGGCAGAGCCAGCTCGAGAACGGCCACCGTGCCGCGAAGATGCGCAACGGCAATCCGTACACGTGGGCGTTCGAGGACTGCTCGGGCTTCATGTCGATGATCGCCGATGCCATCATCAATGGCGGCAACGGTTCCCGGAACTGGTTCACCGGATCGTTCCCTGGGACTCAGCCGTGGAAGCCGGGCCTCGGTCAGGGCTTCTCGGTCGGCGTGTGGGACGACCCGGGCGGACCGGGCGGCGGCCACACCGCGGGCACCCTCACCGCTGTCGGGCCGTACTCGACGGTCAACGTCGAGTCCAGCGGATCCGGTGGTGTCATGTACGGCGGAGGCGCGATCGGCGCGGACTCGCCGTACTTCGCCGGCAAGCACCCGGGTCTATTCCACCTGGCGATCGGCGCGGACGGTGCGTTCGAATCCGGCGGCGTCGGAGGCGGCGGCGGACTGTCCCCGGAGGGCAAGCAGTCGTTCGTGCAGAAGAAGATCGCGGACATCTTCGACTTCTTCCTGAACCCGATCAAGTCCGGCATCGCCGCGGCGATCGGGACGCCTCCGCCCGAATGGAAGAGGATCCCACCAGGATTCCTCGACAAGGGCCGGGACATGACGTCGTCATTCCTGGCGGACAAGGTCACCGGCCTCGGTGACCTTCTCGGGTCGGTCTGGGACAAGGCCAAGAACATCGGTGGCTTGTTCCGCGACAAGGGCGGCTGGATCCCGAACGGGCTCTCGATCGTCCGCAACGAAACCGGCAGGCCCGAGGCGGTCCTGAACTGGGATCAGCTCGAGCTGATCAAGGACCTGCTCGTGGGCGGCGACGTCGCGGGCGCACTGCGCGCCGCGACGCTGCTGAACAACGCCCCCGCCACCGCCGAGGCCACCCTGGCCGCGGACTACAGCCAGTACGGCTACGAGCAGGACAAGGTCGAGGTCGGTCCGGCGGCCGCGGCGAAGTACGCCTCGGAGATCGACTGGCTCGGTATCGGCGGGCAGATCGGAACCTCACTGCTCGCGGAGTGGGGCAACGACCTGCTCGGCATGGCCGGGTTCTCGAACCAGTTCAAGGGCCTGCAGCTCGTCGACGACACCGGTCGCCGCTCGGACGAGGCCCAGGTGCGCAGCGAGGCCACGTACGACGACTACCAGACCGACACCCCGGCTCCGGCGACCACCGAGACGCCGGTGGAGTCGTCCGGTTCGACGGCCACGGCCGCCGAACCGGAGTCAGTTGTCGACGCGGTCAAGCGGGCCTTCGCCCCGTCCAGCTGGAGCGAGGGTGAGCAATGGGCCGCAACCGACTGGATCGTGCAGAAGGAATCGGGCTGGAATCCGCTGGCGCGTAACCCGTCCTCGGGTGCGTTCGGGCTGTTCCAGTTCCTCGGGTCGACGAAGGACGCCTACCTTCCGGACGAGAATCCTGACCCGTACATCCAGGGGCAGGCCGGCGCGAAGTATATCCGCGACCGGTACGGCGATCCGATCCGCGCGAAGTCGTTCTGGGAGAAGAACGGCTTCTACGACCAGGGCGGTATCGCGTCCGGTCGCGGCTTCATGCTCAAGGACGTCATCCGCCCGGAGCGTGTCCTGTCGCCGCGGCAGACCGAGGCGTTCGAGGCGTTGGTTCCGATGCTCGACCGGGTCCAGTCGGCTGCGTCCGCGCCGGGCGAGGTGATGTCAGCGGCTGATCGGTCGGCGCTGGAGTTGGCGCCGGTCGGTGGCGGCGACAGCTGGAACTTCAACGGTGAGCTCTCGCCAGCGATGAGGAGGGAGATCGAGATCATGTGGAACCAGCGTGAGCGCGGCCACGGTCGAGGATCCGAGTCCAGGAGGCGGTGGTGATCGACTCGATCAGCATGGTCGGGTGGAACGGCGCTCGTTACCGGCTGGGTGGGCCGAGCGGTGGGGTCCGGGACGTGTGGATCCAGGGTGGCCTCGATGGCCTCTGGGTTCCCGCGCCCCGGACCCCGACCCGCACTTCCCGTGCATATCAGCACGGTTCGACACCGAAGGTGACGAAGATCGAGGAACGGCTGCTCGACTTTGCGGTGCGGATCGAAGGCCGCACCCGCCGCGACTTCGAGCGCGCGTTCTCCGAATGGATGGCCGTGTGGTCGTTCGACCAGGACAACGAGGTCACGACGCGGACCGGCGACGGGCGACGCACGATCAGGCTGCGGCTCGATCGGACACCGAAGATCGCCGGCCGGATGTCGATGCAAACCACCCGCATCGACCTCGAGATGGTCGTGGTCGCGTGCTGGCCGTACCTGACCTCGGGCACGAAGGTCGTCAAGTGGGAACCCGGTGTCGGGTCGCACACGGGTACGGTGCCGATCTCGAATCCGACCGATGTGCCGTTGTGGCTGAAGTTCGAGGGCACCCCGGCCACGAAGTGGATCCTCCCGGATGGGTTGTCGGGTCGGATGGTGCCGTTGCGGCCGCAGACCACCGGTTGGCGGGTGCAGACCCGCCAGGACTTCCAGACCATCCGCGCCGCTGGCGCCGGGTTCGAGGTGTGGAAGGCGATGCGGGGCGTGAGCTTCCTGCACGAGATCCCGCCCCGCACACCGAGGACGGAAATTCCTGTCGAGGTGCAGGGCTCGGCGGTGCCCGCCGAGTTGCGTGTCCACATGCCTCGCTACCACGAGATGCCTTGGGGGTGATCGCTTGTGAGTTACGACCTCGATGCCGATCTTGCGGCGATCGACGCTCAGGAGCATGAGGAGGAAGCGTTCGCGCTGCTACGCACCCGGATCACAATCCACGACCGGGACCTCGAGCTCGTCGGTGAGGTCGAGGGCGAGTACGACGCAGACTGGGAGACGATCTGCAACGAGGTCGGTGAGGCGTCGGTCGGGCTCGACGGGCGGGATGATCTGGCGCAGTGGCTGATCGATGGGAGCAGGGTCAACCAGGACATGTTCCTGGTGTTCCGGTCGCCATGGAAGAAGGCGTGCTTCAAGGTCTACGACATCGAGTACGACGAGGACGAGCACGGCAACTCGATCGTGCGGCCGCTGGCCCGGCACATCCTCGACGAGGCGAAGCACTGGCAGTGCTGGCCGAACACACTCGCGCCGCTCGCGGTGCAGGCGCCCAAGGTTGATTTCCAATGGGGCGACTCGATCAAGGTGGTCAAGGGCTACGCCCACCGGAATCTGCTGCGTGAGCAGCAACCTGGGTGGATTCCGGCCTTCGACATCTGGGACGCGGCGAACTGGCAGGCGAACTTCGACAACGCGAAGTGGCCGATGGTGATGGTGCCGTACATCGCCGCACGAGACGGCGTCGGACCGTGGACGGCACTCGGGTCGCGGATGGACGACTTCTTCGACGTGGTCAAACCCACCCTCGACGACGGCGGTTTGCAGCTCACCGCGGACCTGTGGGAGCCGGGCGATCCGCAACCGTGCCCGTCGCATTTCATTCTCGATCGGCCGACGTTCGTGTTCGACGTCAAGCAGCGCGCCACGATCCCCGGCATCACCGGGACGATCCTCGATCCGATCAAGGATCTGCTGCGGATCTTCGGTTCGGACGGCACCACCGACACCGTCACCATCGCCGACCCGAATCTCGATCCTGACAACACGGACCCGAACGGGCCGTGGGTGATCTTCCGGCGCGGCCAGCATCGGGGCCTCAAGTCGAAGATGGTCATCCACAAGCCGATCGAGCACACGATCATGACCGGCGGTAAGTCGCCGGATGCGATCAACCAGGGCGCCAAGCTGATTTCGAACATCCTGCTGGGGTTGCTCGGCACACTGATCGGGATGCCGTGGCTCACGCTCGGGATCTTCGACAAGGCCGTCGAAGATGTCATTCTCGCGTGGGCTCGCGGCGTGGACTACTCGCGCAAGTCGGAAATGGGCCGGTTCGCCCACAAGGGCGGGTTCGAGACCGGTGGCGGTGTTGCGGTGTCGCCATCCGGGCTGCAGACGATTCGTGTCGGCCTGCACAAGGCACGCGGCTATGTCAGCTTCGCTGCCGATGTCGATGACGCCGCACCGTACCGGGTGGGCCTGCACATCGACGACGGGCTGCGGGCCGGGTTCGAGATCGGTGATCAGATCTGGCTTTCGCACATCGCATCGGTGCGGCAGTCATGGAGTCGTGAGAACCCGGATCAGCCGTGGGAGATCAATGTCGGCGACTACCGGGCCCAAGAACTTGCCGGTACCCGCGCGTTGCGGGCGCTCGAGGCCGTGTCCGGCACGTTGCGCCAGCACTCGAGCGCTACCTAGACCAGGAGGTTGTCATGACACCCGAAGAACTGCAGGCGGCATTGCCGCCCGAGATGCATCCGTACGCGTACGTGTTCATGCACCCACCGACGAACGGGGAGATGTCGCCGGTAGCCACGCTCGAACCGGACGAGATGAATTCGCTTGCCCGGCACATCGAACGGCTTGGCTTCCGGCCGGTCGAAGAGTCACTCGATCGGTACGACCCGCCGGCGTCTGGGCCGATACACCCCCACAACCCGGGGCAGTGGCGGTCGAAGAAGCGACCTGCCCCGCATCGGCCGGACCCGTACGCGCATCTACGTGCCCAGCTCGCAGATCTCCCGGCCTCCGTGCGCGCCGACCTCCTCGAGGAGAAACCGGAATCGTGACCACGAAACAGCTGCCCTACGACCGGACGATCGTGCCGCAGGAAACCGGCTACTGGTGCGGACCCGCCTCGATTCAGGTGGTGCTCGACAGTCTCGGCATCAAGGTCGCCGAGCCGGACATCGCCAGTAAGACAGAAGCCCTCGAGGGGAACATCGGCTGGGACGATCGGGACGGCACCGACCATGTCAGCCAGGTCGCGACGGTCCTGAACGAGTACACGAGCGCCGGGTACTTCGTCGTCGAGATGCCGCAGGATCCGCCCACCGGGGAGCAGAAGGAACGGCTGTGGCGAGACCTGGTGGCGTCGATCAACGGCGGGCACGGCGTGGTCGTGAACATCGTCGCTCCAAGAGGGAACTACCCGCAGGCGGTGGCGCCGTCGACGATCAGCCCGACCTACGGTGGCGGCACGGTCTACCACTACATGTCGGCGATGGGATATTCGGATGACGGTCCGCGTCGGGTGTGGATCGCAGACTCCGGGTTCGCACCATTCGGGTACTGGATGAGCTTCGACCAGCTCGCCACCCTGATTCCGCCGAAGGGGTACACGGCCGCGCCCGGTCCAGTGCCGCCCGCACCGGCCTCTGTCCCAGCGGTCGGGCTCACCGCCGAGACCCTCTCGGAGGCGATGGGCCACACGGTACCGATCGAGCGATACCGCACGCTGCTGCCGGCGTTCTCGGCTGCGATGGTCGCGGCCGGGTGCACGACGGTGGAGCGCGCTGCGATGTGGTGTGCGCAGCTCGGGCACGAGTCTCAGGGGTTGCGCCTGTTCCGCGAGTTGTGGGGCCCGACGGCCGATCAACTCACCTACGACGGGCGTATGGGCAACGGCCCGGGCGATGGGTTCCGGTACCGGGGTCGTGGCGCCATCCAGGTCACCGGCCGCAACCACTACACGGCGTTGTCTGCATGGGCCTGTGATCACGGATATGTGCCCACTCGCACGTTTTTCGTCGACCAACCGGAAGCCCTCGAGCGCGACGAGTACGCGTTCCTCGGTGCTGTTTGGTACTGGACGACGCAGCGACCGATGAACGACCTTGCCGACGCCCGCAATCTCGCGGGCGCCACACGCGCGATCAACGGCGGAGACAACGGCATCGCCGATCGTTCCGTCCGCTACCAACGGTGCCTCGACATGGGCGCCGCACTACTTCCCACTGGAGGACCGGTGACCACCTTCATCGACGCGGGTGTGGCGCAGCTACACCCGACGCCCGGACTGCTGCGCACGATCAACCGGCCGCAGAACATCAACGAGTCCACCCGCGACCCGAACAGTGCGTGGCCGGGCGCGATCTGGGCGGACATCTGGAACGAGACGGTGTGGGACGGGTACGACATCCGACCCGAGTACGCCGACGTTCCGGATGATGTGGGCCGCTCGGCGGTCGGCCTGCTGCAGACCATCGCGGCCCGCCAGGTCCGCATCGAAGCCAAACTCGACCGCCTGTTGGGAGACAAGTAGATGTTCTCGAATCCGACTGTCCGCAAGTGGATGTACGTCATCAACCCGGTAGTCAGCACCATCTTGCTGATCCTGGTCACCCTCGGAGTGATCGACGAGGGGATGAGCGCGAGCATCGCCAACGCGATCGCGAGCATCCTCGTCATCGCGACCGGCGGTGTCGCAGTATCGAATCTCTCGCCGAAACCGGCCACGATCACCGCGGACGGTATCGCCGTGATCACCGACGCACTCGCCGCATACGCGGCGACGACGCAGCCCGTCGAATCCGTGCAGCAGGCGGCGACCGAGATCCGGGAACAGTACATCGATCCCTTCATCCGGCGGTGACACGTGGATGAACTCGGCATTCCCGAAGAGTCCACCACCCACCCTGCTGTCGTCGCCGCCGGCGCGTGTGCCCTGATCGTGCTCATCCTCGTATTCGCTGGCCGCAGGGTCGCCGCGACTCTCGCGCCGGCCTGGGAATGGTGGCAGAGCCGGACCGAACGACGATTCCAGCGCCAGGTCCGTATCGAGGCCGCCGCGAGGATCCTCAACGACGAACGTGTGGCGATGCTGCTCGAACGGGTCGATGGACTGTCGGCTGAGATCAAAGCCCAGCGAGAGGAACTGCTCGCGCAGCGTGACGAGGAGCGGGCGCGCGCCGACCACCTCGAACAGGAGCTCGTCATCGTGCGGAGTCGGCTCGATGACGCGCTGAGCGAGATTCGTGGCCTGAAACGAGCCTCGGAGGAGGTGCGATGACCTCACCTGATGGATTCATCCCCGGTAGCACGAACACCGGATGGGGTGATGTTTCGGAGATGGCCGACGCTTTTGTCAACGACCAGGGCGGCCTGCTCGGGATGGTCGCCAATCTGGCGATCCAGCGGATCAACGACTTCGCCCACGACATGCTCGACGCGATGGACGGCGCGACCGGCGGCGTGTTCAACCTCGATGATCTCGCTGATCGCCTGTACGGCACGGAGCGTGGCCTGCAGACGAACGTGCCGCGACTCGACAACAGGATTGACCAGATCGTCCTGGAGAACATGCAGGCCCAACTTGCCACCTACAGCTCAACGGACTGGTGGTACAAGCCCACAGACGCGAAGTTCATCAGGGTTGTAGTGATCGGTGGGGCATCCGGTGGAGGTCGCGGCAACAACGGCGGAAACGGCGGATACGGCCGCGGCGGACTGGGCGGCTACTCGGGCGGCTGGGCGATTTGGGAATTCGACGCGGCAGACGTACCAGCGTCGGTGCTGTGCACGGTCGGCCCGGGCGGCGCCGGTGCCACAACGGACGGCGGGCATGGTGCAGACGGTGGCCTGTCCAGCTTCGGTGACCTGATCGCCGCTACCGGCGGATCGTCTATCAATCAGACGTACGGCGCGGCCGTCGACCCGCTGCACGACTTCACATTCCACATTCGCGGAGGCAACGGTGCATCCCTCGCGATCGCTGGCGGTAACGGCGTGCCCACGCCGGGTGGGGACGGTCCGTTCGCGCCCGGTGCTCCCATCGCGAACATTCTGGCGACCGGTGACCACGGCCTGCCCGGCGTGTCGGCCCTCGTCGGGCAGCTCGGCCTAGGATCCGCAGGTTCAGGCGGAAACGGAAAGAACGGGGCAGGCAACGGAGGCAATGGGGGCCCCGGTGGTTGGCCCGGCGCCCCGGGTGGCGGTGGCGGCCACTACGAAATCGGCTTCGCGGGCAACGGCGGCAACGGTGCCGGCGGCGCCATCTTC